GTTCACTTCCGCTTGTAGCTCCTGATGCTAAATCTCAGAAATGGCTTAAAATAAGGCTTTTCAGACTTATTTCCCTTCCACTCTTGACATCAAAACTACCGTCTCAACATGAATTTCTACCGTGAGAATGATGCATCTGTTAGCGGAAACATATACAAACACCTGAAATACTCCTCTAAAATTGCATCACTCAAGCACCCAATTCACCTAAAAAGCAATGTTTATAGTTACTTGTGCATCATTTTTTCCTGAGCGGAAATCACTTGGAGTTTTTGCGTATACTGTTTGATACCTTCCGTCACCATAATATGTGATTTTGTAATGTTTTCCATCTTCAGTAATTTCAAATCCTAGATCCTTTAGAGCTTGCCGTAATTTACTAGACATTCCATCATAATCTTTTAATAGCCTTTTTACTTCCTCAGCTTTAGTAACGCTTAGCTTCTGATAATCATTATTATTAATGATGTCAGTCACTACATCAGCCCTTCTGGATTTCGGAGTAATCTTGTTCATTGCCTCGGTTAATGTTTCTAGTAATAGATCTTTTATCTCACCAGGATAGAATTCGTACTCATCACCCATATAAAGAACTGGCATTTCTTCCCTGGCATCAAGCTTTGCTTTCAAGCCTTGATTCTCATATTGAAGTACTTCATTTGAGTGTGTGAGTTCTTCTACTTGATGCTGCAGCTTTTGCATTTCTGCATCAAAGCTAGCCAGTAGCTTGTTTGCTTCATCTTTTGCATCCTCTACAGCTTTTTTATGAATACGACGCTCTTCCTCATCAAGTGTGTCATTCAATTTAGCTGTTTCCGCTTCAGCTAACTGCCTAGCTTTTTCGGCAGCAACTCTTTCATTATGATTGCTTACGAGTCTATCTCGCAACAATGCATTATCTACTCCCTGCCATGTGTAAAGAGTATCAATCATCTGAGCATTGCCATACTGAATAACTGACCGCACAACCTTCTCAAGCAAAATTTTATCAAAATCATCTATGCTTCTATATAAATATCTGCGATATGGCATTGCCTTTGTTGGATAGTAAATACCTATAGCACCAAAGTACTCATTCTTTTCATCACATTTAGTTCTCAGCTTTGTGTTCGTCTGAATATCCTTTTGAACCAGTACATGCGCTACACCTTTTAGCCGGCTGGCGAGCAATTGGGCATCAACAGGATTCTCATTTGTATATGTTTTTGATACAAACACCACTGGTAACCTATGATGAGATTTTCCATTGATTACATTAACAGCCAGATCCAAATTATCCTCATCAATTAGAGTAATGTCTCGCAAGACAGGCAATTCTCCATCATCCTTTAGATATCCGCCTCTGATTAATAAGGTAATAAAATGAGGCGTAGAGAATCTTGGGCTTGTCTCAAATGCATCTTCTGTATAACTTCGGTCTAATCGAATAGCCATCTTCATCTGATCGAAATTCATGACATAGTCTGTATCCCAGACAGCACCATCTTCTTCTTTCTTCTCATATCGCACAGAAATGATATTTTCTTTTCGATATTCCTCAATTGCAAGCCATAAATCGTCCGAACCATATCGAACGTTATATTCTCCGTGCCAATTTATATTTTGAATAACATTATTTGCATGAGGGCTGCCCTGATTCCATTTGATCACAAGCTTAATAAAAGTATCCTTTGTTAGAGTTTTGTTGATTTCCAGAATGGTCGAAAATAGAAGCATTATCTTTTACTCTCCTCTCCATAAGAATCGTACATCGGAAGGCTTATTTCATTTTTGGCAACTTTAGATTCACCTTGCCACCTAATGCTGCTGCACCGATGCTGGCTGCAATAAGAACAACCGAGCTCGCAGCAGCTAATAACTTGTAATCAAACTGTTTGTTTTCTGAGTCTTTTTTATCTGCAGTTACTGCTATTTCTTTTTCGTGTTCACGAATTTCCGCATCATTCTTTTCAGACATTCGTAGAATTTCCATTTCTTGATCAAGAATTTTTTCTTTTTGCTCCGCAGTCATATTAGGATCGTCTAAACACTTAGATGCATCTTCACGGATCTTCCCGGCCATTTCGTAATATTCCTTCCGACTCTCTGAAGCACCATTGAGTTCATTATCTAGAATATTGTAAACACGGGTTACGCTATCATCATTGCTTTTTACTACATTATCTAAAATTCCTTTATATTCAGCTAATGTAGTATGAATCATCTCTGTCAACTCAGGATAATGTGAAAGAACCTCTTTTGCTACTTCTGGTCTCATTTCATTGATCCTTGATACAAAGCTAAATAAGTCTCCTTTAGACAAGTGCTGGAAATTTGTCCTATCTAAAACTGAAAGAAGTTCTTTTTCGTCGTCTGTATACTCCATATTATATTGATCCTCCCAATGATTAATTGAATACTTCTCTTAAAATCATTGTATCAGCAAAGGGGACAGAACAAACAATAAGTTATGGAGTATCAGAGCGTAATAAAACCTGTACTTTTTAAGCACAGGCTATAGATTACTAAGCAAAAGCACAAATTATTATATGTTTTCTTCGATTTCAAACCCTGATTTGAACTCCACTACTATGCTATGGCTGTTCACTTCTATTCGGCTTATTAGCATCCGGACCAGGGAGTCATCATACTCAAGTCGATCATTGATATGTTCAGTCAGAAATTGCTGAATTTCCTGGATCTGCTTTGCATGTTCATCCTGAGCAGCCTTCTGGTTGAGGGCACTATCCTTTATAGCTTTTACTCTTCTGATTTCCTCAGCTAGATCTTCATAGTTCTTACCCGTATTGACGCACTTTACCAGTTGGTCTTGTAGCTCCTTCAGCTTTGCATCGCACGCATCTGGGCTGGTGTCCAGGTCATCTCCGATGACGGCATTGATATTCTGCTTCAATGCCTCTTTCATCTTGTCCTGTGAGCCAAATGCCTCCTTGATCGCTCTAACGATAGCAGCGTGAAGGTCTTCCTCATGGATTGTTGGCGACAGGCAGGAACTATTACCCTTCTGCACCCTAGTTCTGCATCTCCAGACTGGTTCCTTTCGATTTTTTGAACTCCATATGACCCTTCGAAAAGGTGCACCGCATTCACCGCAGACCAGCAAACCGGTCAGTGCATATTTCCCGCAGTATCCAGAATCTTCCAATGAGCCACGTCTTTCCATTTCTGCCTGGACTTCATGGTAGATTTCCTTAGGAATGATGGCCTCATGGTTGTTTTCCACATAGTACTGTGGGACCACACCGTCATTCTTGATCCGCTTCTTTGTCAAAACGTCGCTAGTGTAGGTTTTCTGCAGCAAGGCATCACCCATGTATTTCTCATTCTTGAGAATCTGCATGATATTGGAATCCCACCACTTCTTTTTACCAGAACCATTTGGAATTCCATCATTTTCCAGTCCTTTTGCAATTGCAGCACAGCTTTTGCCTTCCAGGTATTCTCTGTAGATCCTTTTAACTATTTTTGCCTGTTCTGGATCAATGACCAGTTCCCCATTCTCATCTTTCGTATACCCAAGGAACCACTTTGTATTGATCTGGACCTTGCCCTGCTGATAGCGGAACTGAAGCCCTAGCTTCACGTTCTTAGAAAGTGACTCACTCTCCTGCTGTGCCAGGGAAGCCATGATTGTAATGAGCACTTCTCCCTTTGCATCCAAAGTATTAATGTTTTCCTTCTCGAAGATGACCGAGATGTTCTTTTCTTTAAGTTGCCGGATGTATTTCAGGCAGTCTATCGTATTTCTGGCAAACCGACTGATACTCTTAGTAATGACCATGTCAATCTTTCCAGCCATGCAGTCATCGATCATTCGAAGGAACTCTTCTCTTTTCTTTGTGCCAGTGCCCGAGATACCATCATCTGCGTAAATGCCGGCAAATTCCCACGTTGGATTCTTGGAAATATACTCCTGATAATGCGCCACCTGGGTGTCATAACTGGTCGCTTGTTCTTCTGTGTCCGTTGATACCCGGCAATAGGCTGCAACCCTCAGTTTTTTGACTTCATCCTTTGTAACGGTGTTCCCGTACTTCTTAACAGCCGGGATGACCATTACATTTTTTCTCATTTCCATAAATCCTCACTCCTTTTCTTGTATCAATGTATAAACGTATTGTGCTTGCGCATATGGATCGTCCAAATGCTTCACAATTGGCTCCATTTCAAAGTCAGTACAAACTTTTGTCGGTTTTACCGGCAAAAGTGGCCGGCTATGCAGTTGTTTCCGTTTCTGGTGTTCTTTCTGAACCTGATCAAAGAGCTCCTTATTAATAAGGGAAGGATAAAAATCTGTGCCCAGGTACCGTTTGTCCGCCAGCAAGTTCAGCATTCCACTATGGCTGTGGTTAATACCAAGCTTGTCTGAAATCACCTGCAATGAATCACCTTTCAGATAGAATTCAAATGCCTGCTGCAGAGCTTTCGATTCGCTTTCATCAGCTATTGCCAATCCATCCTCAATGCGATATCCGTATGGTATTGTTCTCATTTCAAGTTCACCACCTCTCTGAAGGTCAACCCACATGTGAATTCAAAACCAAAGTCCTCCCTGGAGTAGACATGCACGGTTTTGACACATGCCGTAAATAACGCATCATCAAACTCAGTGGTCACTTCTTTCTGTCGGATTCTCTTTAACAGCTCGCCACCTTCAGAAATCCCAAGGTTCTTATTTTGAAGCTGGTTCACAAGGATCTCTTTCTTTCCATTCAGTTCGTTTCGTTCCGCTGACAGCTCACTCAAAGCCTGCCGATATTTCACTGGATCTAACAATCCATCTGCCACAAGAGTGGCCAGCTTCTGAGTTTTGTTAGAATTTTCATCCAGTGCCCGTTCGATACCTTTAATGATCCCCTGAGTCTCATCACCATCACACTCGCGTTCTGCCTTTACAAAGGGAATCAAGAGGTCATTCTTACTGACAATCAGCTTATTCACTACCGTTGTAAAAGCACTCTGAATTGCCTCTTCAGGAACACCCTTCATTGAGCACTTTTTTGTATCACTTAGATGCGTAACACAGGTCCAGAGGACACATTTCTCTCTATTACGCCCCGTGATGATTCTTCGCTTTAAGTGTGCTCCGCACTCCGCACAAGTCAGCTTTCCAGTAAAGGTATATCTCTCTTGATAATTGATATGTTCCGCATCAATACCCTTTTCTTTTCTATGCAGTGCAAGCAGCTCTTGTGCTTTATCAAACTGTTCTTTGGTAACAATCGCTGGATGATGATCGTTGTGTAAATACTGATCACGATATCCTCGATTCGTATGGCGTTTGAAGTTGTCATCCGTGAATGTTTTCTGGTAAAGAGCCTCACCAACATACCGTTCATTCTGCAGCATCCCCTTAACGGTTGTTTCATTCCAATGGTCGGTTCTCCTGGATGGTATTTTCTTGGCGTTGAGTTCTTTTGTGATCTGCCGTACCCCTTTTCCTAAACAGGCTTCATTAAAGATGAACCGGACCACCGGTGCTGTATTTTCATCAATCACCAGTTCTCCATCTTTCTTTGCATATCCATACGGTGCCATGCTTTGTTTATAGGTACCGTTCATGAATCTCCTCTTAATGCTCCATTTCTCATTTTCGGAGATTGATACCAGTTCACTTTCTGCCAGGCTACTGAGCACCGATAGCATGAACTCATCGCCTTCTTTTAGGGTATTGATGTTCTCCCTTTCAAAGTAGAGTCCGATGCCGCGAGAATTCAGATCTCTGATGATGGAAAGGTAATCCGTTACATTTCTACTTAACCGGGATATACTCTTTACCAAAACAAGATCGATTTTTCCTTGCTTGCAGTCAGTCAGCATCTTCATCAATTTCGGACGGGTCTTCATCTGCATGGCAGAAAGACCTTCATCGTAGTAGATTCCAGCAAATGTCCAATGATCATTGTTCTTGATCACCTGCTCGTAATGTTCTCTCTGAGCTTCCAGGCTTTCTAACTGATCATCCTTATTTGTAGAAACTCTGCAGTATGCAGCAACACGCTGCTTCTGCTCCATATCTTTCTTCTTCGGTTCAATTTTGGTTATCGTTGTCACGGTCTCATCCCCCTTTCGTCAGGTGACATATTCGCTCTGAAGTGTAGTATTATCAACGATTTCAAGGCATTAATTGTGCAAAAAATGAAGGAAAAGATTCACGGTTTTTTGTGTCTATTTTTGCATATTCATCCTGGGTAATAATGCCGGCATCCAGCATGCCTTTGATCAGCTTTGTTGCAAGAGCATAGGCATACTCTTTCTCAAGGTCTTCATTTGTTACTTCGTGTATATCAGGGCTGACTTCTTTGGCCAGGGTAACTTTTCTATCTTCGTTCATGGCGGTATCCTCCATAACACACAGGACATTTGTCCACCAACTGAGCAACGAAACAATAAAAAAAGACAACCAAGTAAAATTCAGCTTGGTTGCCATCTATAAAAATATTTATACATTTTAGGGAAAAACAGAAAATCCTACATATATAGGTGATGAAGGAGGATTTGATCATGAAATCAAACCACGTTAGCATCACCATGGCGGTATTTACCGTCACCAAAGTAATTCTGGCTAAAGAGGAGCCAATTACAGCGATCCAGACTTGTTTCAGAATGCGGACCCTGACAAACATGTTATTTGACATGGGCTTGTCGCCAGAAGAAATCTTTAATGCATTACCCCAGGACCAGGAGTCTTTATGAAATGTACAGAAGATGTCTATAACGATTTGAAAGGCATCACTGATTTAACACGGATAATTGCCATGTCCAACTCCGAAGGGATGAATTACACCCATGAAGAGCTTAGTTCATCATTTCGTGCTATCTGGTTACAGCTTGACCATGTATGTGATGATCTCGAGGTAATTATAAACTCCAAACAATAAAAAAGAGAGGCAACCAAGTCACGAATGACTCGGTTACCTCATTTATCTTCTGGTTCTAGTGGTTTTGTTTTGAGTGCCTCATAGATACGCGATCCAGTACCATTGCCATCTAAGGCATGGTAGGCTTCGTATACACGATCAATTTCTTTCCAGGTCTGTGTAGGCAAGGTAGGTGCATTCTTGTATTCTGCATAAAAATCGAACAGTTTGCTATGGAGCAGACAGCGAACACCATCTTTGATGGCATCCGCTTCTGTTGTGCTTTTCTGTTGGGTCTCTCTATACTTCTTTGAAAGTGATCGAAGGTCTGCAATCAGCCAGCCGGCAAGACCAGACAAGATAGCAGTAAAGAAAGGATTGAACCAGTTCATTCTGGCTTATTCTCTTTCCAATTGATCAATCGGCTGTAGAGTTCATAGAAGTAGTTTGTACCACGGCTAATGGCAACTGCTGTCAAACAGATACCTATCCATGGGAAGTTCTCATTGATAGAAAGAACTGTAAACAGATTCAATTGCAGATCAAGAACTAGTAAGAAACTCAATCCGAGAGAGACAAGAATCTGCCACTGGAACTTCTTATCCATAAATAAGGTCTGACCCCAGGAGACCAGACCCTCGATGGCAATTGCTGCCACCATATATGCTTGTAATGTATCGACCATATTTCCTCCTTATTTGACGCGGATTGACTGACCTGGATAGATCAGATTCGCGTTTTCAATTCCATTGATGCTCTGTAACTTCTGCCAAGTTGTACCATAGGATGCTGCAATTCCAGATAAGGTGTCACCAGACTGAACCGTATAGTATTCAGTAACCGGCGCAGAAGCACCCATGATGCAGTTGACTTTGTGCTGTACGCTTGCTGCGTCATAGCCAAGAGTGGCCAGCTTGGCCCACCGTTCTTCACCATAGACACCAGCCCAGCCATGAGACCCTTCTGCAATGTACTGGGCAATCTCATCCTCTGTTG